TTGGATGCTCAGTGTACTTTGCCTAAGTCTACTGTCAGCTTGCACGACAGCGCCAGTCGTAATGAAGTTCCCGAGCGTGCCGCCGCAACTGATGGAACCCCCAGTGGAGTTGAAGCCAGTCGTCTCCTCGACAGAGTCGTCGAAAACTACGGTGCCTGCAACGAAAACGCAGAAAAATTGAGAATGTGGCAAGAATGGTACAGGGAGCAGAAGAAAATCTTCGAATCAGTTAAATAGCAGTATAATTTAGGAGCGAACTAAATGTCAGAAGAAGTAAAAAGCGCAAGCGAGCAAAAGAAAGAAGATTGGATGAACAGCAAATGGCGTCCAATGATGGGTTGGATGTACATGTTGGTCTGTGTTATGGACATGGTTATATTTCCAATCCTATGGAGTCTATTACAGTCTTTAAATCACGGTCAAGTTTCAAGCCAATGGAATCCTTTAACCCTACAAGGTGCTGGTCTATTTCACATTGCAATGGGTGCAGTGTTAGGTCTGGCAGCATGGGGGCGAACACAGGAAAAACTGGGAGGAGCCAATAATGGCGGCATGCAACCAGTAGCACAAAGCGTCACAACAACATTTGGCCAACCGCAGTCCCAAGGCTTTGGCAACTCCGGTGGTTTCAATTCACCAGCACCAAGTAACTACAGTGGTGGATTTGGTGGCACACCACCAGCAAGTTTTGCACCAGCGCCTGCCTGGGGTACAACACCAACAAACAATTTTGGCGGCCCAGCGGTAACTGCCAGCGGTAAAAAAATAGTACCGCAAGATCAAGATCCAGTTCTATAAAGGAAAATAAAATGAAATTGATTCTAGTATTAGTAGCAAGTTTAGCATTGGTTGGAACAGCATATGCTGGCGGCGAAATCAAAGAAGTTTGTAAAAACAAACTGGACAAAGCCGGCAAAGTCGTAAATGGCAAGGATGGAAAGCCTACGCAAGTGTGCAAGAAAATCAAAGTACATGAAAAAGCTGAAGGCCATAAAGTTCCAGAGCCTGCTAAGAAAAAGTAATCAGACTCTTGACAGGCTTCATTTAAAATAGTATAATTAATACTATTAATGGAGCCTTTTTTACGACTATGACTGATTATTACCAAACACTAGGAGTTGGCGAAACTGCTAGCCCAGATGAAATTAAAAAAGCCTATCGAAGCTTGGCTAATAAACACCACCCAGACAAGGGTGGCGATCAAGCTATGTTTAAAAACATTAGTGTAGCATACGAAAATCTAAGCGACCCTCAAAAGAAAGCTGAATACGATCAACAGAGGATGGGCGGGCCGCAAGTTCGTTTCCACACAGGCGGCTGGGATCCGTTTGAGCAGGCGTTTGGTCAACACAATCCGTTTGCAGGGCATCCGTTTGGAGATATTTTTGGACGTCAAGCAGGTCGAGGCCGCAATAGAGATTTAAATATCCAATGCCAAATTACATTGATGGATTCGTTAGTGGGTAAACAATTAGAAGCAAATTACCGATTACCCAGCGGTCGAACACAAACAGTTGTTATCAATGTTCCCCCAGGTATTGGGCATGCCGAAACTATTAGATATCAAGGTTTAGGTGACGACAGTGTTCCAAATGCGCCGCGTGGTAATTTAAATGTAACTATTGTGATACTACCTGATCCTAATTTTACACGCCAAGGTGATGATATCTATACCAAGGTGTACATTAGTCCCATTGACGCTATGATAGGTTGTAGGAAACACGTAACAACATTATCAGGCCAAACATTAGATCTTGATCTCCGTGCTGGTATAGAAGATGGTTCAGAATTTGCCAGTCAGGGCAATGGATTTCCCAATGTAAATACCGGGCATAAAGGTCGATTTGTATCCATTGTTAAAATACGCACACCTGGAGTAACTGATCCCTCATTAGTGGAACGTCTTAAAGCAATCAATAATGAAATTAATAAAACATCCTGATCCGATATTAAAACAATCAGCAACTCCTTGGCAATTTCAAGTTGCAGACGACTATGAGCAAGCCAGCAAGATTGAACAGGAAATGATCAGTTTGATGAAGTCAGAAAATGGTATTGGGTTGGCCGCCCAACAAGTGGGATTATTAAAACGTGTGTTTGTCATGCGTACACAGGACGGTAGAGAATTTGGAGTGTTTAATCCTACAGTATTAGAAGTAAATAATGAAAAGGAACTAGGCGAAGAAGGATGTCTGAGTTTTCCAGATCTATGGTTAAAAGTTGAACGCAGTAAAAGTTTGATTGCAAAATACCTTGACAACGCAGGAGAAGAGCGTATAATACAATTAGAGGGTCTAGATGCTAGGTGTTTTTTACACGAATTAGATCATTTAGACGGAGTATGTTTCACAGATGGACTGAGTCCTCTGAAACTAGCAATGGCAATTAAAAAACAGAGGAAATTAAATGGTAGAACCAAGTGATAACTTGCAGGCAGTATTTGAAAAAGCATTAGAAACTGCTAAAAAACTGCATCATGAATATTTGACAATTGAACATATTTTTCTGTCCATGCTGATGGAAGAATCATTTGTTAGTTGTTTACAAAGTTTTGGTTCCAATCCTGAAACCATGAAGTCCGAACTGACTGACTATTTGAAAAATAAATGCAGTGAAATCACTGTGCAGGATGTAGTGGTCAAACCAAAGAAAACTCAAAGTGTAGAGCGTGTACTTAATCGTGCATTTACTCAAGTGCTGTTCAACGGCAGGCAACGCATTGAACCCACAGATGTTTTTGTGGCCATGATGGGTGAAAAACGCAGTTGGGCATACTTCTATATTTCAAAAGCTGGTATTGATAGAGATAAGTTTGCTGACTTCTTAAACAACAGTTCTGATGAACCCGAAGAAGAACAGCAAGAAAGTAGTGGACAGCCAAGTAAAGCACTACAGGCGTTCACCACAAACTTAAACGTTCAAGTAGAAAAAAATAAAATTGATCCAGTTATTGGTCGCGTTGACGAATTAGAAAACATTGCTCTTGCAATGGGTCGGCGTAACAAGAATAATGTCATCCTAGTTGGTGATCCGGGTGTAGGTAAGACTGCTATAGCAGAAGGACTAGCCTACAACATTGTTAAAGGTGCAGTTCCGGACTTCTTAAAAGACTACACTGTGTATAATTTGGATATTTCAGCCATGTTGGCTGGATCCAAATATCGCGGTGACTTTGAAGAAAGATTCAAAGCAGTTATCAAGGCTCTTCAAAAGAAAGGTAAGACTGTGCTGTTCATCGACGAGGCACACATGATCTCTGGCGCAGGATCTGCTGGTAACAGTGCCAACGATCTCGCCAACATGATGAAACCAGCTCTAAGCAAAGGCAACATTAAAGTTGTGGCCAGTACTACCTGGGAAGAATATCGCAAACACTTTGAAAAGGATCGTGCATTGATGCGACGATTCCAACGTATCACAGTTGACGAACCTACTTTAGAAGTAACATTACAAATCCTCAAAGGTATTAAAAAATATTACGAAGGTTTTCACAATGTTAAGATCAAAGACGATGCATTGCATTCAGCAATCAAACTAAGTGTAAAATATCAAACAGATAAGAAACTTCCAGACAAGGCAATTGATTTGATTGACTTGGCTTGCAGTCGTTTTAATCTTAAACTTGCAGATGAGCGTGTTATCACTGAACGTGAAATTCAATACGAACTTGCCAGGATGGTTCAAATACCTGAAGAGCAAGTTTCAGAAACTGAAAGTGCAAATATTTCCAAGTTACAAGACAATGTCAGTGCAGATGTGTTTGGACAAGAGTCAGCTGTTGGAGAAATAGTGGATAAAATTATTGTTGCTCAAGCTGGACTCAAGAGTGAAAACAAACCCGTTGGTTCGTTTGTGTTCATGGGGCCAACTGGTTGCGGTAAGACTGAAACTGCCAAAAGTTTGGCCAAGCACTTGGGTGTTAAACTATTGCGCTTTGACATGTCAGAGTACCAAGAGAAGCACAGCATTTCCAAACTGATCGGATCACCTCCGGGTTATGTGGGCTTTGAGGAAAATGCTGGCTTGTTGATTACCCAGATTCAAGAAAATCCCAATGCTGTGCTGTTGTTTGACGAAGTTGAAAAGTCACATCCAGATGTGTCAACTGTGTTGTTGCAAATTATGGACAATGGATTTATTACTGGTTCAAATGGTAAAAAAGCCGACTGCCGTAACATTGTGTTAATTCTTACCACAAACGCAGGAGCTCAGGATGCTGATAAGAACACAATTGGGTTTGGCGCACAGGAAAAAGACTACAGTGATAAAGACTTGAAAAAGTTTTTTACTCCTGAATTCCGTAATCGATTAGATGCTGTTATCACGTTCAACAAACTCAATAAAGAAACAATGGTCAAAGTTGTTACCAAGTTCATAGACGAGTTGCGTGAGCAAGTTAAAGACAAGGGTATCCGCATCAAAATTAACAACGAAGCTACTAACTGGCTAATTGCCAAAGGCTTTGACAGCAAGATGGGTGCTCGTCCACTGCAACGTGTTATTGACAAGGAAATCAAACGTGACCTTGCTCGCATGATGTTGTTTGGCGATTTGAAAAACGGTGGTTGGTTAACTATCTCTATTGATGATGATAAAATATCATTAGTGGCCAAAAGTAAAGCTTCTAAAGTTCCAATGCTGGCTATTGAAAATAACGAAAATGCAGTTCAAGCAAACTAAAAAGTTATTTTACGGAAAATATCAATACAAAATTGTGTTGGTATTTTCTGGTGCCCATTTATTTAGAGGCGCACCAAGTGATATTATCGCTGACCGTATAAAACATGTAAAATTAGAAACTGATATATATGCTAGAAAACGCTGGACTATAAAAACCGAAGAAGAATTAAAATATGCAGTTAAATTAGAACATGCGCTTTCCAATTTAGAAAACTTTGAGTTGCGTGTTGAAACGCCATGGGTTACCATATACACCAACAATAAAAAAGATGTTGACAAGTTATCAAACTTGGATAAATCCCGTGTAAAGTACATCTGCGAACCCTTAAAAGGCACAACTTTAGAAGAAAACACAGTTATCTTACCTAAAATAAAGTACGATTACAGAGTAACACTGGGCAAGACTTCACAAGAATACAGCACCTTTATCACGTGGGCCAACACTAATTCCAAAATAAAACTGACTAAATCCTGCAAAACTGAACTGTTAAGAAATACCAGTTGGGGCGGCAGTTACTTTTATATAACGGGTGATAATAACCTACTTATGGCCAAGATGCATCTCTGCGGTGCAATTTCCAAAGTTGAGCGGGTCGTTAACGAGAAAGCCTAAACACTAATTGCGTTTTACGATAAATACTCTAAAGGCGAGCATGTGTCGCTATACATGTAATTTTTGTTAAAACCGGGCTTTATAATGCGTATACGTGAACTATTAGAAAATAAATTCTTTAAAGATTTAGATTTTGTTAAATCTACCGAAAATGGCAGAGAACTTGACTACGACTTAGTAGAAGACTTGACCCATTTCATGAATCATGACGATGATGTGTATCGTCGTCATGTTTACCCAAGTATTGCCAAATGCATTGATCGCTCAAACAGCAAACGTTCAATTAATCCTGATATTTTTAAACCAGCAATTGAAAGTAGCTATAAACTATACGTTAAAAAATTCCCTATACGTGAATTACCCGAGTCGTTAGACGAGAAAACTGTCAACAGTATTTGCAAAAAAATGCAGGAAGACTTTAAGCAACACCTGGCCGATGGCAAGTATAAGGACTAATTGTGCTATTAAGAGAATTGTTTGTACGTGAAGCTGTTGAACCTGTCAAAGCTAAAGTTGGCAGAGCATTCAACCACGTGGAAGATTTAACGTTCTTGCATGGCACTGCTGGTGTAATCAAGGCACTTGAACATATACGCAAAGCTGGAACTGCCAGTTCAGAGAACACTAGATTCAAATGGGACGGTGCTCCACAAATTTATTGGGGATATACCAAAGACGGCCAGTTCATCCTATGCGGGCACAACGGATGGAGCCGTGGCGGAACAGGTACCAGTGATGTGAGTGACTTTACCAGTGTGCGTGGCATTTACAATTTTATTTTAAACAAAAGTGGAGATGCAGGCAGCGATCCTGCAAAACAAGCAGAGCGCCAACAATTTGCTACAGAATTTAGTCACTTGTATGAAATTTTCAAAGCCGCCACTAAAGTTCCAAGGAAAGGCAAAGAAATTTATTTCTATGCCGATGGATTGTTTACAACGCCTCCTGAAGAAGTAAACGGTGTATACGAACTGAATCCTAATTTAAAAAGTCAAACGCAATATCATATAGCTACAAACACTGCATTGGGCACAAGAATTGCAGAAGGTGCGCAGGCCATGGTTGCGGCGCATGGTAGCTTTGACAAGTTTGGTGCCGGCGACAGTGCGCAAAAACCAGTTAAAGATTTTACAACGTATATGATGCCAACTACCGAGTTGATTATTCTAAGTCCTCACTATGCCAAAGTACAACCAAAATTAGATACCAAAGCTATTGATAAAATTGAAGTGGACCTTGGCAACGATAAAGCAACTATCGATGCATTCTTATCACCTATTCCCAAAGTGTCAAACTTCAAAGGTATTATATATCGTTACATGAACGAAAAATCCAAAGCAGGACAGTTGGCCAATGTGGGTGACGATTTTATGACTTGGGTTGACTTGGGTGCAAGTGGCATGGTCAAATCAGACAGCATGAAATTAAATATTAGATCTCGTATAGATGCAGTGCCGGCTGGTGTTACTACTATTTTCAATTATGTTAAACGAATTATGAATTTAAAAAATCAGTTGCTATCACAATTAGAAATGAGTCCGCCAGAAATCAAAGTTATCAACTCTGAAGGTTGGGTACAGTATGATGACACAGGTGATATGCATACCAAATTTGTTCCAAGAGACAATGTTCAACATACCAGCGGAGAAACATTATCAAGGTGGGTACCATGAAGTTAAGAGAAATGTTTGAAAGCGAACAACCAGCCGATAGCGTAAAAACTATTGGCGTTTCGTTTGGTCGATTCAATCCTCCGCACAAAGGACATAAAGGTGTATGGAAGTCTGCCAGTAAAAATCCTATTTGGTATGTTGGAACTAATGACAGCACATCTGGGCCTAAAGATCCGTTGCCATACGATGTTAAATTACAATGTATGGCCGCAGTATTTCCAGCTGTTGCAGGGCACGTTGTTCCTGAACAAAGCCTATTAACATTAGCCACGAGTGTTTACAACAAATACGGTGAAAATGTACATCTTAAAGTGTATACAGACGAAACTTGGTTAGCCGATGTATTAATTAAATATAACGGTGTTGAAAATGAACACGGCATGTATAAATTTAAGAATATTGAACATGTGCCTACAGAGAGATTAGCAAGTGCAACTGATTTACGTAAAGCAGTAAGAGTTGGAGATCAAGATTCTTTTTATCACGATATGGGCATTAGTCCTAATACTACTATAGACGTCGATGGCAAAGCGCAACCTATATTTAATGTAGTTGCTCATTACTTAAATCAGTATCCAGAAAAAGTTAAAAAGACTGTTAAGGCAAAAGAAGATGCCGCCGGAGTTGGAATTATTACAAAACAAAATACTACAGTTGATGTGAATAAGAATACACCTAAGAAAAATCTTCGTGCATTTCAACTAGCAGAACAAATTAAAGAAATGACTGCAATGCTTGAGTCATCTCAAGCCAAAATGTCTAAGAGGCAACAACAATCAACTCGAGGCGTTAACACTTATGGTGATAGCGAGCATATGAGCGGTGATTATACTGCGTATCGCTTAGGCATGGCTGTTGCCGGTGCAAATGGTAAAGACCCAATTGAAATGAAGGCTAAGAGTTGGATTGGTAAAAGCAAGTCTACTCATCCTTATACACAAGAAGAACAAGACATGCTAAAACAAGCATACAAAGTTGTAGGAGCAACTTACCAAGACACTAATAAAGGTGACATGGAAAGCCGTGAGTTAGACGGGACACATAAAGTTAGCCCTGTAGCAAAACCTAAACGAAACAAATACGGAGTATAACGTGGACGAAAAATATCAGTTAGCATTAAAAACAACATTTGCCAGTGAATATGCATTTGCACTAAAAGCACAAAATTTCCACTGGAATACAGAAGGACCGTTATTTTATCAACATCATTTATTGTTTGAAAGAATTTACGACGAAGTATATGGCGTAGTTGATAAGTTTGCAGAAGAGCTACGTGCTTTACAAATTTATGCGCCTGCTAGTTTGTCAAAGTTTAGTATGTTAACTAAAGTTGAAGATGAAAATGCAGTTCCTGAATTTCAAGACATGTTAAGAGAACTATTAGCTGATAGCGATAAAATGGCACAGATGTTTAAAATTGTGTTTACTATGGCAGAGCAATCTGGGGATCATGGGCTAAGTAATTTCTTTGCAGATCGTCAAGATGCACATAAAAAACATAGTTGGTTTTTAAGAGCAAGTTTAAAATGAAACAATACAGGATCACCACGCAAGATTTAAATCAAAGTACAGACGACGATTGTTATCTTGCACCCGATGATCCAATACATGAATTAAAAGCACTAGCTGGGCTAGGTGGACTAGGCGGTGAAGCAAGATTGCATGAATACCGTGCTGGCTTAGGCAGCAACATCAGCGTGACTGGTGACAACAACGGCGAGATACAACGCAAAAACAATATTAAACCAGGAACTCCTGAATGGTTCAAGTTATGGTTTAGTTTACCATACATGACTGGGGAGAAAAAATTATGAAGATGACAGAGTTAGATGCAAGTGTTAAACAAGATATCACCGAAGGGTGGAGTCAAAAATACAAAAGCAGTATCAATTGCAGTCATCCCAAGGGCTTCAGTCAAAAGGCTCACTGTGCTGGCAAGAAGAAACACACAGAGTCAGTTGAAACAGGAATGACTTGTCCAGATTGCGGCATGTGTAAAACGCATGGCAACATCAACGAGATTAAAAAAGGTGCCAAAGACTCAAATGGATTTACCAAGTGTTGGCCAGGTAAACATGCCGAAGGCACCAAGAAAGGAAAAAATGGCAAGCCAGTGAGAAACTGTGTGCCTAATGAAAGTGTATCAGAAATGCGTGATCGCAGAGATTCAGTTCAACGAGATTACGATTCTAGCATTGCTGGAATGGATGGCAGTGACAAGCGTGAATTCAAACGCCGTGAAATGGAACATGAGTTAGGGCATGAAACCAATAACTATGCTGTCAGCATCAATGGTAAAACATGGAAAGTGTTTGGTTCACGTCAAGAAGCCAATCGTGTGTCAAATGCCATGGAACGTAAATATCCAGACAAAAAGATTGGTGTACATGCAACAGGCGCTGAAATTAGTGAATCCGCCACAGCGGGTGCTACAAGTGCGGCCAATGTGGGCGTGGGTGCTGTGTACAAGAACAAACCAGTGAGCCAGCCCAAAAACAAAAACGGTACTGCTAAAAATGCCCTTGATATGAAGGGTGCCAACCTATTGGGCGGCGGCAGCATCAAAAGATAAATATTACAAGTTAACGGAGTTACAAACATGTCAGATCAA